TTCGGCGCCAGCTCTGAAGACTGCGGACGGCGTCGCGAAGGCTCGCGGGTACGATTACGCCCGAATGTTAACCTCGCGCGGGTTACGATCTTCACACGTACGCCGGGGTGGCGAAACTGGCAGACGCACAGGACTTAAAATCCGAACCCGCGTCTTTTCGCGCCCCTTACCAATCAAGCACTTAGCGGAACCCTCAAGTAAATCGGTCAATCGGCCGTTACGTCCCCTACGACAATTACGACGATTTATCTCGCCACAGGGACAGTTTAGGGACAGTCCAGGGACAGCCGTTTTCGCAGCGACGTGATCCGCGGTCCCTGCTGTCCCTGAAACGCTCGCAGCGAACGCTGCGCCACAGCGACGTCAGTCGCCGCGTACGCCGGGAACGTCACGACGGATACCTCCGGGATCAGCATGTCCGAGACGATCCGCACGAGCCCGCCGTCGCGCCGCTCGAACCGCTCGCCGTGCGGCCGGACCACAGCGAACGTGAACGACATGCCGGTGACGTCGCCGCGGGCCACGAGCGCGAGCGTGTCGCGGCCTACCGTCGTATCAGGCGGGGTGATCTCGACGAGCAGTCCGCGCGTGTCCTTCCGGAGCGTCAGCGTGCCGGCCTTCCGGCGTCCGAGCACTTTGCTCGGATCGTGGTCCACGAGCGCCCGCACGTCGATCTGCTCGGCCAGGGTGCGATCCACGGCGGCCGGGGTGATGGTTTCGCGGAATCCGCCCAAGTCCTCAGAGATCGTATCGAACACGATCGCGTAGCCGCGGATCGTGCTGCCGGCGACGCCGATCTCGGCTGCGCGCCGTTCAAGGTCTGTCGTCATGGTTCGGTGCCCTCCGCGATCGCTGTGAGTGGTTGCAGGTTCGCGTTCGCCGCGTAGACGTCGCCCTCGGGGCCGATGGGGTTCTCGCCGAGCTTGCGACGCACGTCGTTGACGCTGTAGTACCCGGCATCGCGTCCGCGTGCGAGCGCGTCATGCAGGCTGCGAACGTCGGAGCGGATCAGCGTCGAGCGGTCAAACAGAATGTCGAACGATCCAAACTGCCGCGTCGTGAGCAAGTCGCGCCGGATGGCGTCCTCCCACAGACTGAAGTACGGATCGAGCGCGCCGCTCACGTATTCGATCGCGCCGGCTTCCATGTTCGAGTACGTCGCCTTCGTCAAGTCGCCGACTTTCCACGTCGGCACGCGGAACGCGCCGCATATCTCCGTACGGATCGTCTGCAGTGTTTCGTTGAGCTGTGCGTCGCTGTTGACGGCTGCGATAGGCGTGTACTTCAGGCCCTGCTCGAGAATGTCCGTCCGGTGTGCGTTGTAGACGCCGGCGTTTTTCGAGTCCCACGACTCGCGTAGGTTCCTGATCGACTCCTCGCTGAGCACGCCGTCGGTCTGCAACACGCCGCCGAGCCGCGCGCCGTTCGAGAAAAACTTGCCGACGTAGCCCTGCAGCGCCAGCGCCGTGCCGATCAGCTCGCGGCAGTGGCGGATCGGCGACGGTACCGACAGCTCGAACACTGGCGGTCGGCTCGGGTCGAATGTCCACGTCTGCGTCGAGCCGTTCGCCAGCGTGACACGCCAGCGCTTGCGCCGCTGCTCGTCGCGATCGACGGTGACGCGCGTCGGATCGATGCGCCACAGCGCCGTCACCCGGCCATCGGTGCGGGTCACTTCTGCGAACGCGCGTTCGTGCGCCAGCAGATCGAACATCAGCGAGCGCTTGAACTCATGCGCCGTCGTCTCTGGGTTTGGCAAGTCGTGCAGGATCTCCCACAGGTCATGCTCGCGTGCGTCCTCGAACGTGTCCGGGCCGATCTTGCGTCGGAGTTTGATCGGCGTCTTCGCCAGGTCGGCCGCGAGCACGTTGACGCACGAGAACACAGCCGGGACTGAGAGCGCCGTCTCGGGCGAGACGATCGCGCCGGCCGCCGTCGGCCACGGCCCGATCCCCATGTCGCCCCAGGACTGGAGCTGCGACACGCGCCACGTCTGCGCGCGTCGTTCGAGCCATCGCCGCCACCATGTCATGTTTGCCTCAATTCGCGTGAGACGCAGCCGACTGACCGGACATACGCCGGTCAGCCGGCCATCGTGCGTCCGTCATCCGACGTTGATCGTGACGTCGAACGCTTCCGGGTGCGCGAGCTGCACGTCAGCTCGGAGATAGGCCCTTACCCACACTTGCAGCCGCTCGAACGCCGTTCCGGCCGTACGGCTGACTTCCAGCCGGAAACTGGTTCGCAGCCCGATCAGGAGCTGCGTAAAGTCGCCGACGAACATGGTCGTGTCGTCCGGCGATGCGCCGCTGTTCGTGATCTGGTTCGTGATGAATTGCGGTACCGCTGTCACCACGTCCGGAGCCCGCAGCGGTTGGTTCGTCGTGTCCTTCAGCTTCGCCAGATGTGTCGCCAGCGAACTGTTGTAGATCCGGGCGTTCGGCGTGTGGTTGTTGGCCCAGATGCGACCGATTGCGTCCACGATGAAGTCGTAGTCAGCCGGCGACGCGCCGCCAAAGTTCGCGATGTTGACGCCGCTCTGGTTGCGAATGCCGTCAGGCTCGGGTGGCGTGCCCGATCCGAGCAGCGCCACGCGATCGAGTTCGAGCGCGAGCTGCTGACTCAATTCGCGTTCGATGATCTCGTCCACGTTCACACTGTCCTCGGACAGCTCGACGGACAGCTTCAGCAGGACGGGCAAGGTTCGCGCCGTGAACGTGACGCGCTCCAGCAGCAGATCGGTCTCGGTGATGTCGGCCGCGTTCTCGACGTGCCAGGTCGCCGTCGGGATATCCGGCGATGGCGCGGTCGGTTGCGCGAGTCGGGCGATGTGCAGCGTGTCCGATGTCATCGGAACCGTTTGCGCGCCGGCCCGCTGCACCACCATTGCGTTTCTCACGCGGTCGATGAACCGGCCGGCCAGGATCTCGGGAACGGTGTAGCCGCCGGCAGAGTCCGTGCCTTCACTGAGCACGCGCGACTCGAGCCCGGAGAGCCCGCGCCGATCGCCGAGCGCCAGCGCTCGCACGATCCGCCCGAACCGCAGCGACTCGACGCCGCGCTCGCCGGCATAGACGTAGCCGCCGCGTCTCGTCAGCCAGTCGGCGCAGCGCTGCTCTCTGCCGAGCACGGGCGAGAGATCGTCTGCGCGGTTCTCCGGGTTCGTGATCTGCGTCGGCGGAACGTACGCGACTTGCGACGTCCGCGCCTCAACGCCGCGAAGCAACGACAAGACCGAATCGCGCTCACGAATGTGACGGTCATAGTCACGCTGCTCGGACGCGAGCAGGGTGTCGCGGCCGGCCGCCTGCGCGTCGTCGAGCACCTTCTGTGCCGCCCGGCTGCGCTGCTCGATCTGCGTGCGGAACGCCGCGAGCACGTCGTCACCGTGAGCGGTTCGTGACGCCGCGATCGTGGTCAAGTCGGCCAGGGCAATCGGGGCCTTGGCCGTGTCTTCGAGAAACTTTTGAATCTCCATGATGTCTGCCTACTCTCAGGTACTCACTGAACGGTCGCTGCTCGCGGTGCGCCACAGCGACTATCGGCTGGCTCGGTGAACCATCGGCCGCTTACACCATCAACACGCCGCGAGACTCGTACACGGACGCCTTCGGTCGCGGTTGCCGCAGCCAGCCACCGATCGCGAGACACAGCGCGTCAATCGGATCGATCTTGTGCGGGCTCTCGGCGGTTGCCTTTTTCGGTAACAGGCTGTCGTCCGTGCGCCGGCTGACGACGCAATTACTCGCCGCCCACGTGAGCAGCGAACCGCCGTCATGCCGGAACTTGCCGCGCGTAATTCGGGCTTCGAGCTCGGTCGCCGGCCCGGTGAAGGTCTTCACGTTCTTCGCCTCGACGCGCGCCGGCAGCCCATCGTTCGCGAGCGCGCCGCTGATCTGAATGGAGCCGTACTGATCGAAACAGATGTCTAACACGCTGAAGTCTTTGCACGCCGCGCGGATGTCACGCTCGATCCGGTTGTGATCGGTCATGTCGCCGTCGGTCAGCACGAGCTGTCCGCTCTCGGCCCACAGCCGATACTCGGGAATATGACGTGCGCGCTCGTTGACGATCAGCTCGGGCAGGTAGCAGCGGACGAACGCCACGAGTAGGCCGTCGCGCTCGAACAGATACGCCACGGCCGCGAGATCGTCACGCGATGCCAGGTCACAGCCGATCCAACATTTCGCCTTCGAGAACGACTCGATCGTGAGTGAACGATCGGCGCAGCCGTTCCACGCCGTCATGCTCAGCCAGGACGACGCCGAGTGCAGCCATTCGGAGCACACCTTGACGCGGAACTCACCCTGCAGGCCCGGTGTCTGTTCAGCGTCACGCGCGTACGTCCGTACCCAGTCGAGCGTCGGTGTCACGCCGATCGACGGGTTCGCCTTGCGCCACGTCGTCTCGTCGCGCAGTCGTCGCCCTCGTCGAGTGCGAAGATGCAGCCGTGCAAGTGATCGGCCGTGAAAATGCCCTGTAGAACTTTCTGCAGCGTCGAGCGGAGCGCGAACCCGACAGACGTCAACGCATACCCGGCTGTCGTCGGGCACAGCAGCAGCGGGTTTCGCCGTGCCCCTTGCGAAGACTTCAGGACGTCATGAAGTGCGAACGTCTGCGCGTGCGACTCGTCGAGCACGATCGCGCTCGGGTTCAGCCCGTCGAGACTCTGCGCCTTCGAGTTGACGGGCTTCATGGTGCCGCCGATCGCTTCGTGCGTGATCGCGTTCGCGAACACGAGCAAGCCGGCTTTCCGCAGCCACGCCGCGCGTCGCACCATGCGCTGCGCGATGCTGAAGACGACGCGGGCCTGTGCGCCCGTCTTCGCGCCGCAGATCACGGTCGCGCCCTCTTCGCCTTCGTACAGCAGATGAAACAGCGCGAGCGCCGCGGCGATCGTAGACTTCGCAGACTTGCGCCCGCTCTCCCAGTAGGACGTCACGAACCGTCGCCGGCTGCAATCGGCGCGGTGACGCCACCCGAACAACGTCGTGAGCAGCCAGCATTGCCACGGCTGCAAGACGATCGTCGGCGAGTCCCACTTGCCCTCGACGTGCGGCAGCCATTCGACGAACGCGCAGACAGCGGCCGCGTGTTCGGACGAGAACACGTACGGCCAGCTCGGATCGTCGGCCGCGCGCCGGAGATCGCGATCCTGCCGCTCGACGGCCAGCCGTGCCCACGTGCCCGTCGTGATGTTGCCGGCCAGGACGTCGGCCGCGTACCTGAGTGCGATCCCCAGATAGTCGCGCGGTTCGACTGCAGGCTCGGCCGGTGTCGCAGAACCGCGCCGTTTACCGCGCTCGCGGTCAGTCCGCAGCGTGCCGCGTGCCGCCTTCGTCGCCGCCGAGAGCCGCGGTCTACCCACGAGCCGCCCCCAGGTATTGACGGGCCGAAAAAGTGGGCAGCGCACGGTCCACAGCCGTCGCGGTTGCCGTGAGTTCGAGCCCCTGCCTCATTCGCCGCGCCTCGTGCGCGTCGCGTGACAGGAGTCGCACAAGCAACGGCAGTTTGCGGGGTCAAGTCGAGCGCCGCCGTCACTGAGCTTGCGAACGTGATGCACCTGCGTGGCGAGTGCGATCAGATTCGCGTCTTCGCAGTCCTGACAGCACGGATGCAGACTCAACATGCGGAGCCGGAACTTGCGCCACGGTCTGTCATAACCGCGTGACGCTGCGCTGCCGCGCCATTGTTCGACTTGCCGGCTGTGCGCTGGACAGCGCCCGCCACGGACGACGCGCGTCGAGCAGCCGGGCTGACGGCAATACGCGGCCGGTCTAGTCGGCATGGTTGTAACGGCTGTCATCAATCCGGATGTGTCGCGTTGTGCCGCGTGCGCGGCCGCCGGGTTCCGGCAGCGTGACGAGACCAGCCAGCGCCGGCCGAAGTGCCTTGCGAGCCTTGTCGAGATATCCGGGGACGGTGCAGGGTTTGACGCCGAGCTGCCGGGCGATATCGCGCGAGCTGAGCGGCGGGTCGGTGAGGTATCGCAGTCGCGCGGTGTGCCGCAGGTAAGGCGGATACAGTCCATCGATCGCCGACAGGATGGCGTGACGCACTTCGCGAGCGAGCAGTCGCGCCTCGGGTGACGGCCAGGTCGAGCGCGCGAGCTTGACCGCGCTCGGATAGTCGGGTTCGTCAGATTCGCCATCGTGCGGCCGGTACGTGCGCCAGCTTGCGTAGACAGTCAATGTGCGGATGAAGCCGAAGAGGTTCCCGCGGTCGGTGAGCGTCAGCGCGTCCAAGCGCCAGCGTCCCTGCAACAACCACATGAACGTCGTCTGCGCCGCGTCCTCAGCCGCGTACCGATCGCGCGTGAGCTGCTGCGCATGATTGACGGCGAACGAGTAATAGGCGCGATAGAGCCGCTCGAACGCCTCGACGTCGCCGGCAGCCGCGAGCGGGACGAGTTCGACGTCGGTCATAGGCGTACGGCCTTACCGCCCGGCGTCTCGATGGTGACGTCGTGGGGACTGGCGACGAGGCCGGTGTCGAGCAGGTCACGGATGATCCGGGCGGCCTCCACAGCCGCTCCGTTGACGGCCGGCTGCGGTTTCTTTTCATCACGTACCTCTGGGATCGAGGTTTGAGAAGAAACCTCGGGCACCCGTTCGTAGGTGTACGGGCTGCCCTTCTTGCCCTCTCCGGTGCGGCTGACCTTGCCAGCGGTGTAGACGGCCTCGACGGCTCTGGCGATCGTGGCGGGGCTGTGTTCGGGCAGGGCCTTCTTGAGCCCGTCCATGGCGAGCGGCCCGGCGTCGAGCGCTGCCAGGATGGCCGTTTCGGTTCGGCGCAGCTCGACGGCTCCGGGCTCGCCGAGCACCCGGTAAAGATTCTTCTCAAACCTCGATCCCGTAGGGTGTGGGAAAACGTCCGCCCGCTCGACCACGAGCGCCTCGGGCACCCCGTCGAACCGCGAGACGGCCTCCAGTACCCGCTGGTTGGGGTTCGTGTGCCCTTCGGGCCGGCGCAGCGTCAGGATGGTGTCCACGGCGCCGGCAAAGGCTGACGAGCCCCGGCTCGACTCGCCGACGGCGCCGCCGCCCTTCCGGTCATGTTGGACGATGACGATCGCCAGGTCGTCACGGGCGGCCCGGTGGACCGGCTCCAGCGCCTCCATGACGTCGCCGGAGTTGTTCTCGGCGTCGCCGCGAAGGCCGGCCCACGCCGGGAACGTGTCGATCACGAGCACCCGGCTCTGCGTGGCGTGGCAGGTCGCCACAGCGGCACTCACGATCTCCGGCCAGCTCAGCGACGGCGGGATATCCCAACGCGACACGATATGCAGCCGTGGCGCGTCGAGCAGCCCGGCTCGTGCGAGCCCCGCGCGCATGGTCGTGGCTCTCTCCTCGGTGAGATAGACGACGCCGGTCTGGCGAACCGGCTCTAGCAGGCACTCGAGCCCGTAGACGATGCAGCCGACGAGATACTGCAGCAGGCTGGACTTACCGCGTTTGGCGTAGCCGGTGAACAGCAGGATCGCGTTCGCGAAGATGAACGGCGCATAGGCGAGCGGCCGGATCTCCGTCAGCGTCGCGATTTCGGCTGGCGTCTTGTAGGGCAGCGTCGCTGCGGCGATCTCGCGGGGTGCGTAGTTCGTCGCCGCCCTGATGATCGAGACGAGCGCGTCTTTCGTGCCGCCTTGGTCGAGATAGTCGGAGACGTCTTTGCCGGTTGGTAGCGCGACGATCTTCACCGTGAGCCCGGCCCGCGCGCAGCTCTCGGCGACGGCCTCGGCGTGACGTCGGCCGGTTTCGTCAGCGTCGGGGATCACCATGACGCGCCGCACGCCGGCCGCCTTGAGCTGTTCGGTGTGCGCTGGTTTCCACTTGCCCGCGCCGCCGGCATTGCAGGTCGCCGACAGTCCGAGACTCCACAGCCGATCGACATCCTTTTCGCCTTCAGCCACGATTACTGCGTCGCGCTTCTGGATCTCGTTGAGCCGGTAGACGAGCGGCCGGAGTCCTTTGACACTCCACACGCCATCGGCGCGCTGCTGTCTGAAGTCCTTGGGCTCGAACCGAACGACGCTAGACGAGTGGGTGCCCGACTCGGTGCAGTAGCGGTAGGTCGCGACGATGCGCCGCTGCGGTGCCGAAGACTCCGGAAACAGGTCCGCCAGTCTGAGGCCGGCCGCCGCGACGATGTTCTCAGCCGAGCATCCGGCGTGACAGTGCAGGAGCACCCGGCCGTCGTTGCCGGTCCCTACGGACAGCGACGCGCGATGATCCTCATGAGCCGGACAACGGGTATCCCGTTGCCGTCCGTCCTCGCGAACGGCCGCGATCGTCGCGTTGAGATCACGCACGGCACACCGGAATGATTTCGCGGAGCCAGTCCGTGATCCGCCGCTCGTTCTCTCGATGGAGCTCTAGGAGTGCGTCCATCTCGTCTGACGTCGTCGCCGCGTTCAGCGCGAGCCGCAGGTCGTGTCTGTTCTCGACGAGTTGCGCGAGCTGTGGGTGGAAGTAGAGATCGCAATCGAAGTTACGCACGGCGGAACCCCGGCTCACGCCACGTCCCGCTGCGCCCGCTCGCGGTTCGCTGCGATATAGGCCGCTGCATCCTGCTCCGTCACCCGAACGCTGCGCCCGATTCGGACAACAGAGATCTCGCCGCGAGCGACGATCGAGTACCACGTCGGCCGCGGCACGCCGGTCTGCTCGGCGAGCTGTCGGAGCGACAACAGACGGGGGATCTGAGCTGCGGGCATGTTGGTGTCCTCTGGCTTACGTGGCCCCATATTGTCTACGGCAAGTGTGCTAGAGTTACCGTGACAACACATGCGCGACCTTCGGAGCCACCCGGAAGCGCCAGAAACCACCCGCGTGGGAGCGGACGTCTTTGCCGGCGTGCGCGAGCGCTATGTCGCCGAAGACGGCCGACTCGTCGGGTATGGCCGCATGGCGCAGTGGTACTCCCCGTTCGTCCATCGGGAACTACCGGGCGAAGTCGCGAAGCTGCGCCAGGCCGACGATGCCGAGATCGTGAGCTTCGCGGGGACGTACGGAGAACTCGATTACACGGCCTTTGCGGCTGGTGATCCGCAGATCGACCTCGGTGTCGGTGAGATCGGGAAAGATCCGCTCGACTGGATTCGCGCGCATGCGTCCGGTGTCTACATCTGTTTGAGCCTCACGGAAGCGCTGACGCGCCGGATGCCCACACCAAAACTCGAAGCGCTGCTCGCGAGCTTCGACAACGTGACGTACGCCGTGCAAGCGCTCCCGCGACAGGTATCGCTGCGCTGGCAACCGGCCAGGACACCTCGACTTGACGATCCGCGGTTAGCCGCGCGTCACCTCCGCGCCGGCATCATCAACGCCAACCTGACTGGCATCTCGCGCTACGTCGCTGTTACTGACGACGGCAAGGACAGGTCATTCTTCGGTTACATGGGACGCGCGAGCGTTCTGTACTGGCATCTCGCAAACATGATTGACGGCGGGATCGCGAAACGGTGCGAAGCGGCCGGATGCGGAGCCTTCTTCATTCAGTCCGATCCGCGTCAGCGGTATTGCCCGCGACGATGGCAGCAGCTTGAGAGTAGCTGTGCGGTGCGACAGCGCCAGCGTGACAACAGAAAAGGAAGATAGGTGCAAGGATGGGAGAACTGAGACGCCGCGGAAACGTGTGGTGGATTCGATACTACAGAAATGGTGTGCGGCATGAAGAATCGACGCACAGCCACAAAAAGCAAGTCGCTAGAGACATCCTGCGATCGCGAGAGGGCAAGATTGCCGACGGTGTGCCTGTCTCTGCCGCGGTCGGTCGCTACCGTTTCGACGATGCCGTCAAGCACATTGAAGCTGAGTATGCGGCGAACCAACGGCGCTCACTGCCGGAATTGAAACGACGAGTGAGGCTGCACTTGCAACCGTGGTTCGGCGGTCGTCGCATGGTCAGCATCGGCAGTGACGACGCTGCCGCCTTCGCTAAGCACCGGCTCGATCAGGGTGCATCACCCGGTGAGATTAACCGGGAACTCGCCGCGCTAAAGCGAATGTTCTCGCTCGCACTCGAGGCCAACAGGTTGACGCACAGGCCGTGCATCCCGATGCTCGTCGAAAACAACGTCCGCCGCGGCTTCGTGGATGATGCCCAGTTTGCCGCCATCCGAGACAACCTGCCGGCAGCTCTCCGGCCGGTTGCCACGTTCGCATACATCACCGGCTGGCGGGTACAGAGCGAAGTCTTGCCGCTCGAATGGAGATCGGTCGATCGGAAAGCCGGCGAAGTGAGACTCGACGCGGGCACCACGAAGAACAGGGCCGGCCGTGTTTTTCCTTTCAACGACGAACTCCGTCGGCTGTTCGCAGCCCTCTGGACGGAGCATCAATCGTTGCGCGACGGCGACACGATTTGCCCGTACGTGTTTCAGCGAAGCGGCAAACGGATCAAGAGTCTCCGTGGGGCTTGGTCGGCCGCCTGTGAGGCCGCTGGCTGCCCAGGGCGCATCTTGCACGACTTGCGCCGCTCAGCGGTTCGGAACATGGAGCGTCGCGGACTCTCGCGCTCCGTGGCGATGCAGCTCACCGGGCACAAGACGGAGAGCGTCTATCGCCGCTACGCCATTACGTCGAACGCCGACTTGCAGGAAGCCGTGCGACGGCTCGATCAAAACATGGACTTGAATGCGACAGGGACAAAATAGGGACAATTTGCACCATCGTGGTGCAATCGCGCAGAAACAGATTCGCGCTAAGTTATTGACTGGATTGATACGCCGGGGTGGCGAAACTGGCAGACGCACAGGACTTAAAATCCTGAGTTCCCAAAAGGAACGTGTGGGTTCGATTCCCACCCCCGGCACTTTTTTC